TTTAACTTATTATGATATAGAATTAACAGCTGCTGGAAGCAGTCAATATACATTTAGTGGTTCTAATACACTAAATGAATTATTTCTTAATCCTGCAACACAATTAGCTTTAACATCTAGCACTAATACCACATTAAATACATTAGTAGCTTTAGGTACTCCTTCTCATCTTGTAGATATAATTAATACTGCTGCTGCTTCAATAACAAGCAATAGCGGAACGCCAGTTAATATGAATTATTGCACCTTTGAATATGTCAATGCTAGTGGAGCTACTTTTACAGCTTATAATTCTATTGATGATGGCAACAATACCGGGATTACAATACATGTTCAAAATATAAATCAATTTTTAAATGGTACTGCCGCGACAAATACTAATACATTAAATGGTATACCAATTTCTAATGTAAGAAATTCAAATGGTTTTTAAATCGTTGCGCTACAAATAAATATGTGCAGTCAATAATGTATTGAGCATAAATATAATAAATGCTAATGGTATTGCTATTTTAAATGTTAAAAATTATAATGGCATTTAGAGGTTAAGTTATGCCGGTTGATACAACTTATTTTGACATTCCCTTTGCAACTGCTGGCAATCAGACAACTATACCCGATGCTGTAGACCCTTCTGGATACGTTAGTTTTGAGCAGGGCTATCCGATAGGTTATGCTACGCCGGCTGGAACACCTGGTTATCTTCCTATCGAAAGAGAAAAATTTAATTATTTGATGTATGTTGTAACAAGCGCCATACAGCAAATTCAGCAGACAAGTTATGCACCTTATTTCCCTTATATTTCTGCCAATGGCGGTTATGCCCAATTTGCCGAAGTCATATACGGTGGTGTAGTTTATCAGTCTCTTATCAATGATAATACTGACACTCCTCCGAGTGCAAATTGGACAACAATCAATATTGTATCGCTTGGCGGCACTGGACTTGCTGCAACTACAGTAAGTGAATTATTAGCTGGTGGCACCAGCACCACAGGCCCATTACAACAAGTAGCGGCCGTACAACCTGGATATGTATTAACCGATGGCGGTCCCGGAGTATTACCAAGTTTCCAAGAACCTGGCATTGCCAGACTACAGACAGGTACTATAATTTTTGGGTTATCTGCTACAGCACCAAGCAACTTTTTAACCATAAATAGTTCATCAACCATTGGTAACGGCGGCTCTGGTGCCACGTATGCAAATTCGACTTATCAGAACATTTTTGAATATTTATGGAACAATACATTAAATAGTGTGTGTCCGGTTTCCTCTGGTCGCGGTGGTTCAGCAGCCGCAGATTTTGCAGCCAGTAAAACAATAACAATGCCGATTGTTGCCGACCGTTCGCCTTATGGTATCGGAAGTTTGATTACTTCGCCTGGTGTTTTAGCTGGTGCAAGCACAGTTTCTTCTAGCGGTTCAGTTTCTATAACTGTGGATAACCATACTTTGACAGCATCCGAAACACCAGTTTTAACTGCTCAATTATACAATAGCTTTGTTAGTAATTCATCTACAGGAGTAGTAAGTAGTGATACAAGTGGTCCAGGATATACTCCTAGCACATTAACAGTTAATTCTGGGGGAGGAAGCCCACATAATCATACGGGTAGCGCTTCATATACTGGCAATGGAACTTCGGTTACGCATCAAGTGGTAGGCATGTATTGGTACATAGCAATTTAAAGGATTGATACAATGAGCACAATAACAGCAACGGTAACCGGCCCTGAAGATGGTATGGTAATTTATAAATGGTCTAGCATGACTGGCGGAAGCGTAGGAAGTGCTATGCCGTGGGGTTCTTACGCCGATAAAACCGTGCAATATTTCGGTACTTTCGGTGACACCCTTACCATGCAAGGTAGTAATGACGGCACTAACTGGTTTACTTTGACAAATAATCTGGGTAATACAATTACTCCCACGGCGGCGGGGGCATCTTTAATTACCGAGGCTCCTCAATATGTCAGGCCGAACTGTGGCGCAAGTATAAGTAATATTACTGTAATTGTTGTAGCAAATAAGAGCTAAAAATGTCCAGAAGGCGTAGACGTATACGTTATATTAGTATTGGAGAATTTGGCTACATTGCGCTCGAAGGCAACGCCGGAAATATTTCTCTTGAAGGAAATACCGGCCTTGCTTTGGTAGAACAACCACAAAATTATATATTACAAGAAGGCGGTGCATTTAATATCTATCTAGAAGGTACAACCTATTCACTTTTGCTGGAGAATTAGAATGGCTAATCAAGAAATTTCTCAATTTACTGATGGTAGCGTACCCGCTTCAACTGATTATGTGGCTGGTTATGAGGGGGCGGATTCTGGGGAAGCAGGCGGAAACCGTAAATGGTCATATGCCAATATTGCAACTGAAGTAAGCACTATTCTAGGCTTACTTGGTATGTCAACGCAGGCAGCCAATGCAGTAGACATTACAGGTGGAACAATTGATGGCACTATTCTTGGTGGTACTACGCCTGCAGCCGCAAATTTTACCACATTATCTAATACTGGAAGTATCACTCAAAAAACTGCCAATACAACATTGATTTTAAAACAAGGTTCAAACGGTAAAACTGGTACCGTAGTTTTAAATGGCGCAACTCCGGTTTCTGTTGGCAATACGTCAATCACTGCTAATTCTGTGGTAGTTTTTGCTTTAAAAACTATTGGAGGGACTGTAGGTGCACATCCAGCTATCCAAACTATAACACCCTCAACTGGCTTTACAGTAGCAGGGAGTGCCCTAGATACATCAACTTACAATTATGCAATCATTGAATCGGCAGCCTAATGTTATCAGTAAGGGTTTTACAGGGGAATTGCTGTACTTCGATACAGCTTGCTATTACCTTAAATCAAGGTGATAACACACCTGTATCTATAACTTTTCCCTATGACATCACCGGCTATACATTTAGTGGTACAGTAAATTTATCCCCTCTTGCCTCTAATCTAGCTTTATCGATCGGCCAAGGTGTAACTGTTGGTGATATAGTGTCGTGTACAGGTTCGATTTTAAATAATGTACTGACTGTATCAGCTGTAGCTTATGGCACGCTTTATATCGGCATGCCGGTTTCTGGCGTTGGTATTATGCCGGGTACTTATATAGCATCTTTTGGTACAGGTACAGGTGGCGTAGGAACATACAATTTAAATCAAGGCCAAACTACGGCATCAACAACCATTGCAGCCAGCACAATTTATTTACAGCTCACTAGCGCCCAAACACAGAATGTAGCGCCAGGGCAATATCCTTTTGACCTATGGACTACAACGCCAGGAGGAAGCCCGATAAATACAAATCCAGTTAACGGATATTATTTTATAAATCCAGCTATAACCCAGATATCATAATTAGTTGCTATGGCCGATGATATAATAATACAGTCTTCTAATAATGAAGTTGTTGTAAATCCGGCGGTTAATAACGCTGGAATTATTGTAGAACCTGCATCCACAGGAATTTCTCAAATTGATAATTCTATAAATATCGAAGTAACAAATAATAATGTTGTTTTACAAGTAGGAATACAGGGGCCACAAGGGCCGCAAGGCCCAATGGGTGACGGTACAGTAAACAGTGTTTCTGTGGTCAATGCAAATGGATTTAATGGCAGCGTTGCAAATCCAACTACCACACCGGCAATAACTTTATCTTGTACAATTGATGGTGTTTTATTTAGTAACGGAACTTCTTTAAGTGCAGCCAGCACTACAAATTTACCTGAAGGGAGTAATTTGTATTACACAAATGACAGGGTTGCGGATTTAATACAAAATGGCGCTGGTATTACTTGGGATTATAACAGCGGCGCCGGTACTTTAACCGGCAATGTGGGCGGCTTAACAGTTTCTCAATTTGCCAGTCAGAATATTTCTCAATGGACAAATGATTCTGGTTACATAACTTCTACATCAGCAACAACTGGTATAACATTAACATCAATTGCTAATCTTCCTACAAACGGTTTATTGTTAGTAGGCACAGAACAAATAGCTTATACAGGTTTTTCATCTACAGAATTAACAGGAGTTGTTAGAGGAGCAAACGGAACAACGGCTGCTACTCACACAAGTGGGGATGCGGTAAATCAATTTGTAAGTGGTATGGATGATATTTTAGAAGCTAGTTATAGAAATGCTTCTAATGTTGATGCACCCTTAACAAAAAGAAGTAGATCACAGTATCAAGCTCTCGCTAATAAAACAGATACAGGAACACCAACTCAATATTTTGTAGAAAGATTTATTGATAGAGTTACGATGACTTTATTTTTAACACCAGGAGCTTCAGTAGCTGGTCACCATATTAATTTTTATTATCAAAAAAGAATACAAGATGTTGGAGATGCATATACAAATGCAGCTGATGTACCTTATAGATTTGCACCTTGTATGACTGCAGGTTTAGCATTTTATTTATCTCAAAAATATGCACCGCAAAGAACTCAAGAATTAAAACTT